ACGATGAAGATGGTTTAAGAGACGAAGCCATTGACTGGCATTTATTCGATGATATGGGTAATAGAAGATTAACGCAAATAGTATTAGAACTTAAAAAAGAAAACAAGATATGAAAGAACTATTTTTATCAGTAAGCAATTTTCAGATGGAATGTCCGAAGATTAGCAAGGATGCAAACAATCCATTTTTTAAAGGTTCAAAGTATGCAACCTTACCACACATTTTATCTATTATCACACCAATTCTCAAAAAGAATGGCTTAGTAATTATGCAACCAGTTATCAATAATTGTGTTGTAACTAAATTAATTCACATTGATAGTGGTGAGTGTATAGAAAGCGTTTATGAAATTAAATGCAAAGACGATACCAACCCTCAACAACTTGGTAGTGGTGTGAGTTATGCTCGTCGTTATAGCATATCTTCAATATTAAATTTAAACATTGACGACGACGACGACGGCAACGCTGCGACTGGTAATGTACCACAACAACCAAAGAAAGAAGAACTAACACCTAAGCATCCTAATTGGTTAAAGGCAAAAGAACACTTACAAACGGGTGGTTTGTTAGAAGACATCGAACGCAAGTACACTATAAGTGCTGACAACAAAAAGTTATTGATTGCTGCAAAGTGAAATTTTGATTTGAACTTATGGAAAATAATTTAGAACCAACACCAGTAGAATGGTTAGTATCAAAAATATTTGGTGATGCTAAACATCAAAAGCAATGGGCAAATGAAATTGCAGTTGCAAAAGATATGGAAAGATTACAAGTAATGAAATTTCTTGAATACATTAAAAAACACAAAATTAAAAATAATGGATAGCAAATTATTATTTCTTTATCAAAGATATTTGTTTTGGAAAGATATGGAAGATATAAATAGAAGTAATTATTGGTTAAAAAGAATTGAGGAATATAATAATGGAAATTACAATAACAAATAACGAAAGCGAATGGCTTAAAGTACGTGAAGGTAGATTTACGGCAAGTGACATACACAAGCTTATGGGTACTCCGAGAAACAAATCGGAGTACCTTTCAGAGACGGCAAAGTCTTTTGTGTACGACAAAGCAAGTGAGCTACTAACGGGCATTCGCAAACCAATATGGGGTGAAGCGTTAACGTGGGGAACGGAAAACGAAAAGGAAGCATTCGAAGTATTCCAACAAAACCAAGATGAATTTTACACTTACTACGGGGGCGAGACTTATACGTTTATTCCCTATGGTGAGTACTCGGGTTATAGCCCTGACGCACTTGGCAGTAATTGTTTGGTCGAGATAAAGAATCCATTCAATAGTGGAATCCATTTAAAAAATAGGTCAATCAAATGTGCTGAAGATTTGCTTAAATTACATCCTGAGTACTACTGGCAAATGCAATTGGGAATGATTGCAAGTGCAGTTGACTTCGGTTATTTTGTTAGTTATGACAAAAGAATGCCAGGTACTCACAACTTGTTTATAGCTCACATAGAACTTGAAGATGTTCAAGAAATCATTGATGAAAAACTATATTACGCAAATGAGCTATTGCAATCAATTGTCAAAGAAATGTAATCTTTTATAATTATTTTTGCAATATTGAAAATAAAGTTTGCATATATAGAAAACGTGTGTATATTTGTATCATGGAAAACGGAAACAATATCAACATTTCAATTTACACACACAGAGAACTTGTAATTGAAGCATCTACATTTATTAACGAAAATAGAAAATCATCTTATATGGGTGTTAAAGGCAATAATTCATACTACAATATAAATGGTGTTGTATGGGAAGTTTGGCAAGATGCTTGTGGAAATTATCCTACGAGCGAAGGTATATTAGTAGAAAATTTTAAACTAAACCAAACGGGGCTTTAATTAGCCCCTTTAAAACAAACGATATGAAAAAGACAATCATTCAAAATTTCCCAAGTAAAGCTGATGCTTTCGAGTGGGTAATGTTTAAGATGTTAGATGCAACTGTAGGTTGTATCACAACAACTGAGCAGTTTAGAAATAACGATGCTATCATCGGTGAAGATGAAGATGTTATTTATGTAGGTATTTATAACGTAACCGAAAATGTTTAATTTACTTTTATTATTCCTTTACATCGGTTGTGTTGGCTTTTTATTTATGCTATACTTTACACTTAAAAAAGAACCAATTGAAGCTACACGTCAAGATTTTATAGACGTTAACGATATGCCTGACTGGAAGCCATTGAACCCCGTAGCAAAGCGTAGCAACCAAGCACTTAAGAAAATGTACAGAGGCAATTTAAAGAATGATTTAGTATGAAAACAATTTTAGAAATAATCGGACTTGTTATAATTTTCACAATTATGTTAGTTTTTGTATGGAATTTTGCAGAATATTTAGATAGGCTTTTTAGAAAATTATTTAAGAACAGATGAAACATATTTATAGAATTTTAACGGCTTTAATTTTAACACTATGCTTATAATCAAAGAAGTAAAACAACGCTTAGAAAATAGCACTAAAATGCGTGACGATGACGCACTATTAATTGCCGATGTATGGCGTGAAGAACTTGCAGAACTGGGTGCAAAATCTGTCTACGATGTTTTAAACGCTATTGCTGGTCGAATGGTCACTTCGCCTGAAAGTATCAGACGTTCACGACAAAAAGTACAACAAGACAATGCAAATCTTCGTGGTAACGTTTACAACCAACGACACGCAAAAGAAATTGAAGTTTTAAAAGAACTTGAATATATAAAATAAATAAAATATGTTAAGTCCAGAAAAAAAAGTATTTGAACAATACGAATATCAAGATTATTTAATTACAATACAAAATGTAGATGGTTGCAATTTATTAGAAGGTTGGGCTGTCCCTACTAAATATTCTCATTTGTTTAACGATATAACGGATATAGAAATGTCAGACGAAATATTTGAAGCAAATGGGATTATTTATAGTGAAGAAATTTATTGTGAAATAAATGAATGTTTTGTTGATGAAGATTTAATACCATTAATTAAATTTGATGCAGATGATACTATTGTTTGGTTAGAAGGGGTAAAAGTAGAATCAGTATCATCGGTATTGAGTCATATTGTAAATGATATAAATTGGGTACTTGATTTAAAACCAAAAACAGTTGTACTAAAATTAATTTACAAAAAAAGCATTACACCTAAATCTTCAAAAACACAACGTGGATTTAATCAAGTTGCCTGGTCAAGTATGGTAAAATTACGTGACAAACAATGTACTGAATGCAGTAGTGTTTATGATTTACACGCACACCATATTAAATCGTTTAAAGACAATGAAGAATTAAGATATGATATTAATAATGGTGTTACTTTATGTGGTCAATGTCATAGAAAATGGCATAAAGAAAATGGTAGATAATATTTGAATATTAAATAAAAAGCATTATCTTTGATTTGTTAAGTGGATTGTAGAAGAATCCGATACTTAAAAAATATTTAACCCATTGGGTTTGTGTGTACTTCTACTACCACAAATCTGGTGGGTTTTTTTATGCAATGAAATTTAAAACAAAAACAACCGTAAAAAACAATTTTGTCGTAATTGATGTATTTCAAGACAACGAATTTTGGCACACTTATGATTTTCGTATTGACCAAATCGAACAATTTTTAAAACAAATATCCCAAAAACAATGGGGTACTGTTCAGAATTTACAAGAAATTAAAACATCTACAAGTTATGGCAATATTTAGAAAAATTCATACATCCTTTTGGAGTGATACATTTATTCAAGACTTGGATAATGAGCATAGATTATTTTATTTATACCTTTTGACAAATGAAAGGACTAAACAATGTGGTATTTACGAAATAAGTAAAAAACAAATGTCTTTTGATTTAGGATACAGTATAGATAGAGTATCTAAACTAATTATATACTTTATAAAAATAGGTAAAATTCTATATTCTGAAGATACAAAAGAGATTGCATTAAAAAATTGGAACAAATATAATGGTTCTTCAAGTCCAAAAGTTGTAAGTTGCATTCAGTCAGAACTTAAGCAAATAAAAGATAGAGTATTGATAGAGTATGTAAATGGTATGTATACTGCATCGCAAGAAGAACAAGAACAAGAAGAAGAACAAGAACAAGAAGAAGAACAAGAACAAGAAAAAGAAGTATTTGATATTGATTTTTTTAATGAAGTTTGGAACTTGTACAATAAAAAATTAAACAAAGAAGAAAGCGTAAACGCATTTAAAAAAATAAAATCAAGTGAGTATGAAATAATTAAAAACCATATTCCTAATTTTGTTAAAAGTTTTAAAGACAAACAATTTCAACCATACTTTTCAACATACTTAAATAAAAAAAGATGGCAAGATGAAGTTGATACAAAACAACCAGTACAACCACGATTAGAAAGGAGAGCAAATTTAAATGATTAACTATTCAGAAGACAACATAATGGGTGCATTTATAATGTCCGATTATGCAAAGACAAAACTACCAAGTGTAAACCCGAAATGGTTTAACGACTTCAATTCAAGGGTTGTGACGATAATGCAACAACTTTACTACGATAGTAAACCAATAGCACTACACACTTTATACCCATTTTTTAAAGAATATGCATTTCAGTTGACGGATTTTACAAGAAAGTTTGTCACAGATAAAACTTTAGACTATGATTTGTTATTGCTTGAAGTAAATTACAAGAAAACAAAACTTGTTGAAGATATCGCTAAAATCGATTTTAACGATGAATTAAACGACTTACAGAATAAATTGGATATATGTATTCAAGAAAGTCGAATAAGCGTTAAAAATCAAGTAAAACCAATGTCAAAAGTAATAGGAAATGTATTAGACGAATTACAACAAAGAATAAATAGAGGGAATACACTTGAAGGAATACCTACTGGATGGAGATATTTAGACAAATACATTGGTGGTTGGTCAAAAGGTAATCTTGTTGTCATAGGTGCGAGACCGGGAATGGGTAAAACTGCACTTGGTTTAAACTTTTGTATTGAAGGATGCAAGTTTGCAAAGTATTTATTTGTTTCTATTGAAATGAGTGACGAAGAACTTGCAAAAAGACAAATCAGTTATTTTTCTAACATAGAAAACTACAAGATCCGTAACGCTTCAATGACTTCAAAAGATATTGAAAACATATCTCAGATGTTATATCAAAATGAACACGACTTTGATGTGATAGATTCAAAAGATAATAACGTGTTTAGCATTATATCGGTTTGCAAATTATTGAAAGCCCGTAAAGGTTTAGATGTGGTTGTAATTGACTACTTGCAAAAGATGGATGCAAACGAAAAAGATACTCGTAAAAATGTAGCTACCATTTCAACTGCATTAAAAAACTTTGCACGTGAAACTGGTGTGACTGTGATTGCACTTGCACAATTAAATCGAGACGGCAAAGAAGATAGACCACAACTAACGGATTTAAAAGAGTCAGGACAAATAGAACAAGATGCCGATGTAGTTTTATTCCCTTACAGACCATCGTACTATTTAGATGTAAAACCCGACATTGAATTGGACTGTGAATTAATCATCGGCAAAAATCGTCACGGACAATGTATAGATATTCCAATGTCATTTGAAGGTAAGTATACACGTTATAAAGAAATTTTATGATAAGCGAAGTTAAAAATATAGATTGCATAGAATACATGAGTCAGTTTCCTGATAACTATTTTGAGTTGGCTATTGTTGACCCGCCGTATGGGATTAATGTTAAAACAAGAATATTTAACGATAATAAAAAATGGGATAATCAAATACCATCAAAAGAATATTTTGATGAATTATTTAGAGTTTCAAAAAATCAAATTATTTGGGGTGGTAATTATTTTTTAGATTATTTATCGCCTACGGCTTGTTATATTATTTGGGATAAAAAAATGACAGATAAACATCTTATGTCTATGTCAGAATTTGCGTGGACTTCTTTTAATACAAAAAATTTAATATTTAGACAACCACCAGTAGGGGATAGAGGTTTTTATAATATTGATGGAAAAAGAATTCATCCAACTCAAAAAAGTATAAAATTATACCAATGGTTATTACAAAATTACGCAAAGCCAAACGACAAAATTTTAGATACTCATTTAGGTTCAGGAAGTTCACGCATTGCAGCCGATATGGAAGGATATGATTTTTACGCTTGTGAACTTGACAAAGATTATTTTGATGCAAGTTGCAAAAGATTTGAAGAATACAAACAACAATTAAAACTATTATGATAGATTATTATGTTTTATATCTCAAAGAACGTCGACAAGTGCGATATTTAGAAAGCAAAGTAGAAGTAAGCGAACGAAACTACCAAAAAGAAATACAACGCTTAAAGGAAATGATTATAAACCCCATTCACAAGATGAACAAGAACAAAGAACTAACAGAAATTTTGCAAAAAGTTTGTGATGCCAGTGGTATAATGCCACACGACATAATTTCCAAGAATCGAAAGCGTGAAATAGTTATTGCACGTCAACTATTTTGCTATATTACTGTGAAATATTTTAACTACAAATTAAAGAGCGTAGGTAATTTTTTAATTCGTGACCATAGCACCGTTATACATAGCGTCAATGCTTACACAGATTATTTACAAATGAGATACAAAAACGAGACTGCAATATATGAGGATGCAAAAAACCTTTTATCAATTGGTAATGCAAAAGGATAAATATCAGGAAGTGTACTGCCTAAATTCTGAAGAAGAAGTTGACTACTATAAAAAAAAAGCAGAGAAAAATGGATATAAATTTGTAGAATTGAAAAAAATATAGTAATATTTGCACATCAAAAATAATATACTGATAGAAGTTGCAAAATCAGAATGGCTTTATAAGGCGTCAAAAACAATATCGCCCTTATTCCACGACGATTTGGCTCAACATCTTTTACTTATTTTATGTGAAATGCCTGAAGACAAATTAATTAAGGTTTACAACGATGGTTATATTAAATTGTTTTGCATCAAAATAATGTGGTCGCAAAGTTCAACACCACGTCAAAAGTTCTACGACGTTATGAAGCCGATAGGATTATTTGATATTGAAAATGTACAGATAGAATATTTAAACACTATTGACGATGCCATTGAAAAGGAAAACAAATATAAACTGATTGAAAATGTAGTAAGCAAAAACAAATGGTATGAGCGGGAAATCTTCACAATGTGGTCAAATGGTGAATCGGCAAGGTCAATACACCGTAAAACTAAAATAACACTACGTGAAGTACTAAGAGTAATAAAAGACATTAAAAGACAAATCATTAACGAATATGAATAAACTTCAAGCATTTTATATTCGGATAATGAAATACCACGATATAGACAAAACAATAAAACACGAAATAAAGAAAGACTATGAATTTATTAAAAATCATTATTGTATGCCTACTGATGACAATAGGCTACAAAGCGAGGGAATTAAAAGAGAAGGACGAAATAACGTACCTAAATAACAAAATAAACACTTTACAACAACAACTAACAAATGTATTCACTTATCGAAATAATTGGCATAGCGAGTCTCGCAATAATCATTGCTACAGTTATGACACCACAACTACCAAGTAAACTAAGAATTAAACCATTGACTTGTGAAAGTTGTATAGCATTTCATTTAGGGCTTGGGTATTTTTTTATCACTTGGGGTTTGGCGTGTATAATACCAGCATCACTATGCTACATTTTAGCTTACAAATTATATAAATTATGAAAACCGAACACATAGATTTTATTTTAGAAGTCGAGCAGTACTTAACTGCGTTCAGAAAAACAATGGTTATGAGAATGCCACCAGCCGACGAAAACAAAGTAAGGGCAATACATCAAGAAGTAATGGGAAATCCGATACCAATGTGTGGTAGTTGCTTTGTAGATTCATTTACATCACTTGTGATAAGAGCAAGATTTGAAAAGGAAACTCAGATACCAACAATTAGTGAAATAGAAAACAACGCTTTGATATTAGCTCAACTTGCAGACGATGAGCAAAAGCCCAAACGCAAAAGAAAGTGAAGAAACACACACAAATTTATATGAAGTATTTTGGTTACCATTTAAGTGACTGGATGCCGTGTGAAATTTGTGGATGTCAGGCAGTTGATTTGCACCACATTGAAGCAAGGGGAATGGGTGGAACTAATACAAAAGATACCATTGAAAACTTGATGGCACTTTGTAGAGGTCACCACATTCAGTTTGGAGATAAGAAACAACACAAAGAAATGTTAATAGAAGTACACAATAATTTTATAAAACAAAATGGGAAATAGTTTTGGTGGTTTATGGAGTGATGAAAAATGCTTTCAATGGGAATTGGATAATAACATCTCATTGGAGAACCAGTCATTTGTAAACCTTTACAATAGCACGGCAAGGGAAATATCAAAACTTGTAGAATTTGAAAGTTTTGCTGACATAGGTGGGGGCGTAGGTGCTTATTCACTTGCAATGAAAAACCTAAACAAACAAGTGTATTACTATGACTTGAACAAACACCATTTTAACTATGCTATGAGCCACAACGTTGCACACTATTATCACCAAACAGATATCACTCAAAACAAAATCAAACACGATTTAGTGGCTTGTATTGAAGTAATGGAGCAT